CTGCGATTAAGCGGCGTTCAGAGAGATTGCACAAGCAGGACGCAGGACGTTGTGGCCCATAGCGTACTTAGCAACCATGATGGTGCCTTGACGGTCAATCTGGTACTCAGACTCAACGCCCAAGTCCAACAACTTAACAGTTGCGGCGGCGTCTTGAGTAAAGATCAAGCCACGTACAGCGCTGTAGTCAGCCTTGTACGCACCAGCCCGAGATGACGGATCAGGAGTAGCGCCAGTGGTAGACTCGTCAGAAGTCGGGATGTGGTTAGACATCAGGATGCGGACACCACCGATCATCGGAGCGGCACCAGTAGCGATGCTTCCAGAACCACCAACGTCACGGTTCATGTAAGCCAAGGTGTTAACGTTAGCGTCAGCACCAAACAGAGCGTAGTACTGCTCAGGCGGCAATACACATACCTTGTCACCAGTAATGTCTTTCTTGTCAAACTCTTCCAGAGCGGCGTAGATAGCTTTAGCAATCTTAGAACCGTCTGTAGCGTCAGCAGTCAAGGTACCGATGGTAACGTTGTTGGTGTATACTTCGTCATCGAAAGAAGAACCGAAGAAAGCGGCGGCTTCTGTAGCGTTGTTGATGTCAGCGGCTTTAGCGATAACACGAGCAACGTTCTTGTCAGCAGTGTTAGCCAGAGCCATACCTGCTTCTTTAGAGTACACAGAACGCACGTCATAGTGGTTCATAGCTTCATCAATGTTGCTGATGAACTGGCTAGAGATCAGCAAGTCGTCAACAGTAACAACACGCTCACCGTGCTTAACTGCGTCAGATTGGATCAACTGGCCCGGAGTGTGGTACTTAGCAGTTGCAGTACCGGTCAAGGGAAACTGTGCAGACTTACCATTCTGGATGGTACGGCTACGGTGCAGACCCATGAAGATGTTACGCTCTTCAAAAGCGGTCAGTACTTCACCTGCGTATAGTTTTAGAAACAGGGAACGAGCGTCACCTGTTGCGTTCTGTTGTCCCAGACGTGATACGGTCTGGTCAGTAGGAAATGCCATTTTAATTTACCTTTTAGTAATGATGTGTAAGTATTTTGGTTCTACTCAGCGCATTCATTACTTCCTTTCTCTAAGATTGTCCCGCCTCAGCAGGGTCAAAGGTAATCGTTAGTAATGGTCTTTGCTTTTCGTTAAAAAGGGGCCGAAGCCCCGATAAGGAGACAGCTACAAGACTGAACTGCGTGCAAGTTTCTCAGCTACAGTCTTGCGGTAAGCGGGATCACTTGAGTATCTGGGGTCAGACATAGCGGCTTTTACCTCAGCTACACTTTGGTATGACCCGCCGACTGACGTACTTGCTTGGCCCTGAACCAGTGAAGGTTCTACCCCGTTAGTCGCTTGATACTTTGCAGATAACCCTTGTACCACTAGCATTGCTAGAGACTTATCTCCTGTTTCGATTGCGGCATTGAATGCATCAATCTCATGCTCAGGTAGGTTGTTAGAAGCCCAAGTGATAATCTCACTGTACTGCTCTTCACCACCTACCATGTTAAACACCTCAGATCGAGTTTGTTCTACTAGGACTTGTTGGCCTTCTAGCCACGAGTCAACAAACTCTTTAGGGATGTTTGCTTCTTCCAAAGCGTTGTACGCTTCGTCTGAAAGTGTGCCGTTCTCTATAAACTCTTCAGCAAATGCATCAAAGTTAAGCCCGGCATCATCTAGCTTTTCAGCCACATCGTCTTGTGACATGTTCTGCACTTCACTTGCCTGAGGTGCATCATTGCCAGATAGCTTTGTTTCTAGTTCGCTGTAGGCTTTAGCCATATCTTCAGCAGAGTTAAACTTCTCTGGTAGCCACTCAGGACGATCTGAGTCGCCAGCGATCTCGTTAAGGTCTTCTGAGGGTACTGGCTTTTCAATACCCTCAGCTTTCTCAACCATTTCTTGTACGTATTCTTGAGACTCAGCCTGCTCAGCTTCGCCAGAATATGTGTTAATACTTTCCATGCTGTCTCCGCAATGGTTTAAGATTCGTCAATGGCCTTGTTGACTACCTGCCCTGCGGCCTGCATTCCAACTTGATCCATCATCTGTTGTTGTTGTGCCATCATAGCCTGTTGTTGTTCAGCTTGCTTTTGTTGTTCTGATTTAACAAGACCTGATGTGTCAATACCTAGGCTTGCCCCTAGG